ATCACTGCATTAAATGAAAATGAAATTCTAGGCTTATCGGCTGAATGTGGATAAACCATGTGCTGAAGATTTGCAGGAAATAAAAAAAATTGAGCTACTTTGGGCAATCGTTTATAACTGGCATATTGAAACATACCTTCCGTTCCCTCTCTCCACTCCACACAACCGCTAAAATCATAATGGGGTTTAGCACCTTCAATCGGATTCATTTGTTTGGGTACTTCAATATAGCCAACGGTAGAAATGGATGGATTTTCCTGAGTACCGGTAAATGCCGAATGGGTATGAATAGGATTCCATTGATTTTTTAACATACGATTATGCCAGGCACTATTGATAATAATGCGGTCAACCTTTCTTTCGTTAAAATGGGATTCGGCATAAAAAGATATAACTTCATCAAAATATTGACGCTTCCATTTAAGCATAACTTCAGGCGTTATTAAAAATTCTCCGTCATCACCCAAACCACCGGCAAGTTTATATCCAAAGCGATAATCTTTTTTTTTATCTTCCGGCAGCTTCATAATCATATCAAGATCCTTTTTAAAATCCTTTATTAATTCAAGGGGTAAATCTTGCAAAGAAATAGAAGAACCAAAAGGCTTGTAGATTTGTATTTTTATTTTGTTCATAAATTATTAATATCGTAAAGCTCTTCAACTTCTACTTTATAAGCTGGAGGTCTGTTAGGATGCCCAAAATCTGTTAATCGTTCAGGCATCTCCTTATCAAAAGGAAACCAACCCACAATAGAAAAGTTAAACTTTAATTTCTCAGAAGGATTTGTTCCTTCATGGATAACTAAAACATATTTGCCTTTTTTTTCATTAGGTCTAATAAGCAAATAATTATAATCCTGTTTCTTTTGAGTTCTTACTTCAATATTATTCTGAAAATCAGAGTCGGTATATCTTGCATAAGAATCGCTATAAGAATTATTAAAGAAAGTATTTGAGGCTTTTGCCCATGCTATTTCTCCTAAAGAACCCAACACAGAATCGGTAATGGTTTTTTCAAATCCATCGGTATAGCCATAAGAAAATCCCTTCCCTTGCTTTAGGTTTGAAATATATCTTCTAGTTGAGTTCTCAAAAGCCAACTCAACTTCAAAGGGGGTTAGCTTAATTTTTCTTTCCATTTTTAAATGCTCTTACTTGGACATGTCCTTTCTTATTAATGTAAGTACACCATCCACTGAACTCAGGGTACTTGAGTAAAAGACTTTTAAAAAGTTTCTTCCAGCTCATCGCCTTCATAATTTCAGCTTCGCCATCTTCTTTGGTGACGGTGTATTCGAATTTCATTTCTTTAACTTTTTCCATTGCATTTTTAAAAAAATAATAATTTCATTTTTAGTGGCTATGATGTAGCCTAGCAACACACAAAATAATAATATCCAAATCATTCTTGTTCTTCCGCAGCAACTATTGCTTTTCCGATTTCAAAGGCGATTTGGGGAACGATTGCGTTTCCAAGACTTTTGATTCGGTTGGTTCTACCCTTGTCCAATTCATAGGAAATCCCATCAGGAACTCCGTAAATGTCGCTGACAATTTTCCACCAGCTCTCCTTGCTGTTGCTTCCAGACATTTTGAGGCTTGTGTATTTCCTTTCAATCGGTATTTGTGTTCGCTGTTTGTTGGCGTTGGTAACATTTTCTTCTTCTCTAGGTAAAGCATCGCATCCGATAGCTTTGCTCCGAATGTGCTGTTCGGTTTGTTCTTCTTGCGTAGGATAAAACCCCCAGATTTCGTTTGTTCCACTCTCTTTGATTGTTCCCCTCCTTCTTCGCAACCTACTGTCGGAGTTGGAAACATCTTTACTGCTACTGTCAATGGTGTTCCCCCTTGCTTGTATTTCTTTGTTCTCTCCGATGCTGAGTCTTGGGTTGGTGTTGGCAGCAACAATCCAGACTCTGTTTCTTCTGTGCCAAGCACCGATACCTGAAGCTGGAATAAGGAAACATTGGACTTGGAAACCTTGTGCTTCCAAATCAGTTTGCACCTGTCGGAGTACCAAGCCGTTGTCGATGTTAATAATGCCTTGCACATTTTCGCCAACAACCCATCTTGGTTTGACTTCGGTAATAACTCTAAGCATTTCTGGCCAGAGGTAGCGATCATCATCTGTTCCTTTTCTTTTTCCTGCAACGGAGAAAGATTGGCATGGGAATCCTCCAGTAACGACATCTGCTTTATATTCTTTTCCTTTGACATTTCTTATTTCATCCTCAATGGGTATGCCTGGAAAATTCTTTTGCAGAACTCTTTGGCAGAACTTATCCTTTTCCACAAAGGTAATCGTTTTAAAATAACCGGTACTTTCCAAACCAAGACTAAAACCTCCAATACCTGAAAATAGATCAAGAACATTTAATTTCATTTTAAACCACTATAAATCAATCCTTACCTTTTTTCCAAAAAACCCTTATTTTATGCCGTTTATAAGTCATTTCTTTTAATCTCATAGTAGATTTTTGCCTTATTTATATCATAACAAATATAAATAAATAGTAAAAAAATGTTGATTTGTTATACAAAATCTTATACAAAAATTGTATGGTTTCTGAATCAAAGTTTATAAGAACGAAGGGGGTTTGGAAAACCATTGGTCTTGACCATACAAGCCCATCGCAGTTTAATAATCCTTTGGATATTTGGGTGGCTAAATACATAATGTTATCACCACAAGAGAGGAAAGCCATACCGCCATCAATGTCCATGGAGTTTGGTGGGTTTGTAGGTCAGGCCGTACAACTTATGAAAACTAAAAATCTTACTTTGAAACAGGTGATGGATGGCTGATGAAGGATATTCACCCATGACTAATTACCTTGATTCTTTAAAAAAGAAAATTGCCGGTTTGGAAGCGGAACTTAAAGAGAAGGACTTTTCTATTGAACAGGAGGTTGTTTATAAACTGGAAGAAAGAAAAAAGGTTGAGGCATTAAGCAATGAAGTCAATCAGCTTAAAAAACAGTTGGCTTTTCATCTTGTTTTTAATAAAAACGGCAAGGAAAAAATATTTGAATTAGTGGATGAAGTCCTAAAATTTTATGGAAAAAAAATTGAACAAAAAAAACCTCATTAAAGACAGCGATGATATGTTCTTTGAGCTTATGGGCAACAGTGAAAACATTGGTGATTTTAATAAGATGATGGAAGTGATGCAAAAGAAATACATTATGTCCTTTTCTTTTTTCAATTCCTTTTTACGTCTTTTACATAAGGAAACTAAAAAATATCTTAATGAAAAGGAAAGAAATGATTTAAAACAGCTTTTCGGTATGGAATTATCGGATCAACACATATCGGAAATGCTTTTAGGAAAAATAAAATATGATCCGATTAAAAAAAAGTTCTACGAATCTGACAAAAGGGTACGTATTCATTTAACAAAAGAAGGAAAGATAGGAAAGGTATATGAAATCAGCGATCAAAAATAAGGAAAACGGAACAGGAGGAAAAAACATTTATGAAAAATTATTAAATGTTTGGAGCAATGTTGAAAAGGTTATCAAGGGAAAGAAAAATACTGGTATGCCTTTTAATCCTATTCTGCATGACGAAGTTAATAGGGTAACAAGACAGGCATTGATAGATGAAAGGCTGTTAGCCATTCCTAAATACGTTAATCAAAGGACTATAGAAAATTATTTTTATTTAGAATGTAATTTAACTTTGATTAATGTTGATAATCCAAGAGAAAAAATAGAAATTGAAGGGGCTAGTGCATTTGCCAAGATAGACAAATACGCTACCGGTAATGCCATGTCTTACGCTACCAAGTATGCTTATTTAAAAGCATTGGCACTGGAAACAGGCGAAGATAGCGAAGATGGTTTTAACGCCCCAAATGATTTTGTTGTTAATAGAAAAGGTTTGCAGACTAAATTAAACAAAGAGCAAAATACTTTTATGGACAGCGAAAAGTATCAAAAAATGTCTAAGCAAGAACAAGAACAAACTATGGCAAATTTTGATGAACAAAGAAAAGTCATAGACAGCGCACAAGAAGGAGGAAAACATGGCATTGAACTCTAACCAAATTACAGTTTGGAAAGACAAGAACAACATAAAGACCATTGGTACTGGTGCAGTTAAAAACGAAAGCGATCAGTATACTAATTTTTCTTTGTCGGAGGTTTATACCAAAGACGGAAAAATGTTGGGGTTGGGTTTGAATATGCAAGTGGCATTGTATTTTCAAAACGAAGCAGAAAATAAAATTGCTTTGAATACCAATTCTAAGCAGCCCATTAACATTAAGCCGATTGTTGAATTGTTAAAACGGTTTGACAATAAAATTAGTGTTGCTTTTAAGAACGCCGGTGATGAAGAAAAAGGTAAAACGGCAAACTACAATTTAGTTTTTAACGATCCAAAAGAAAGAACTAAAGATGGAAGTTTATCCATTTAATGAAATTGTGATTATATTTTTTCATTTTATCAATGGTTTGGTGGCTGAGATTACGGTTTCAGCCACCACTCCCCTCTTTCGTTGTTGGGAGTATGTGCAGCAGATTACAACCTTAGACTATTTACCTGAAGGACTAAGGTATCAAGGCAAACAAGTTTATGTCTATTATTGTAAAGATTTATATGGAGGTTGGATTCAATGAAACCTGCTTTAACCAAATTCTTTGAAGATTATGGAAAGAAAAAAGGAGCTGAACTTTTTACAGAACATTTAAACGAAATGGAAGGGATTGAAGGCAACTTTAGTTATGCCAAGATTATTAAATTATCAAAGGATGAAAGACCTGAGTTTAATTCAGAAAGATATTTAAGAACGGTTAAACTTTTTGGGAAATCCAAAGGGTTCTTCCCTATGAAAACAAGCCGTTCAGGAATTTATAAAAATTATTTTATGAAAGATGAAGGAAAATAATGGAAGATAATGTCAGATTTTTAAATCAATTAGATAAACTTTTAAAACAAAAAACTGAAGATTATGGAAGTTTTGACAGAACTTCTTGGGTTATGACTCAATTTTTAGAAAATATTTTAACTGCCCACAATGGGGTAAAGGTTAAAGTATCAATAAAAATATTTGGTATTTTTATGATTATGTTAAAGCTATGGCGTATTTTAGTCAACAAAAGGTATGTAAAAGACAATTCTGATGATGTCGCTGGTTACAATGAATTGCTAAGAAAATTGCTGATAGCGGAGGAAAAGACAAATGATAAATAAAGTTCCCATGACACCTAAGATGATGCAGGTATTGAAATATTTTAAAAAGTATTATACAAAATACGAAATGTCGCCAACTAGACGAAAAATGCAAGTGGATTTAGGTTATGCTAGTCCTAATTCAATTACAGTGTTGGTGGACAAATTAGTAGAAAGGGGCGACATAATTAAGATAGCCGCCCACAGAGCAAGAAACTTGGAATTGAATGGCAAAAGTAATTAGCACTTGGTTTTATGAGGCTTCCATTGATGCCCAAGAAATGATTGAAGATGATACGGTTGAAAAGGCAACCCAAAAGGCACATCAACAATTAAAGCCTGGCGAAAACGCAAAATATATTACCTCCGATATGCGTTTTCTTAAAAAGCTGGTAACAACGGAGAAAAAAAATGACGATAGAACCAAAGATCATCAGGGATCTGGAACTAAAGGCAAATAAAGTAATAGAGCAAATGTATAAATATAAAAGATTGTTTTATAAAAAAAAGGATGAGCAAAGCCGCATTACTATAAAGATCGCTGATTTAAAGAACAGACAAGAAAATATCTTTACATAAATTTTATTGTGTATTAAAAAGTGTGTTTAAAGGTAAGGATATCTATCGCTTAAATTAAAAATGAAAGGAAAAAAAATGGAAGGGTTCAATATAATAGAAGAAAAAGAATTTTATATTAATCTTGGCAAAGGGTTAAGAAAGTTAAGAAAAGAAAAAAAGAAGTCACAGACAGAAGTTGCCCAGTCTATTAGAGTTACGTTTCAGCAGCTTCAAAAATACGAAAAAGCTCTCAACCGACCTAAAGAATTTTACTCAAGAAAAATTGTAGAATATTTAGGTATGGATTATGAGCAATTTTTGAAAGAAAATAATGTGTTGATTGCCAAGAACGAAAGTAATGTTCACACCGATTAACAAAAAAATAGAAAATTT